TTTAAGTACCAAGAATATCCTGATTGTCCACCTTCGTCAGTAGTTTCAACCCACCCAATTTGAGCAGTGTCAGAACCAAAGATTTTAAAGTGATCTTTCATAATTAAAGGTCTGTTGTTATACTGTTGGAATTGAGGCTTAAGCTCTCCAGACATAGAAGAAGATCCTTTAGGAAATTCAGAACCATATACGAAAAGATTTATTTCTTTACCGTCAGCAACTACAGTTGTGTAAGCATCAGCTTTGTAACTTTTAAGCGTAGCTGTTTGACCAGATACAGCAGAAACGTAACATTTCATTGTCTTAAGACCTGTAGCGTTGTCACAAATAATAACAGTATTACCAACTCTTAAAGAATTTGATAAAGCAGATCCTAAAGTTACTATACCAGTACCAGTTGCAAGTTTAACAGTAGAGTTAGCAGTTACAGAATCGTTTTTGTAAGCAATGTGTAATCTATTTTGCTCAGACCAAATTACTTGATCAGATTCTAGTGGCATTTCAGCGCCAACCATTTTTAAAAACCCACCAATTGTACGATTTCCGTATCTCTCTACTTCTTGTTCGTATAATTCTGGCAAGTATTGTTGTGCCCAACCAGCCGTAGCTGTTGCCGTGAAATCGATATAGTTAGCATCGCTTACAGTTGGACTTGGCATAGGACTTAGAGAGTAACTCCCTAGTAATCCTGTTGATGTGTTAAATCCCATTTTGTTTAAATTTTAAGTTGTTTTTATTTTCTAATTTTAAATTTCAACCTAGAACTATCATCACCACCTAATACTTTTATTTTCATACCACCAGCGTCAACAACAGGTTTAACTGTTCTTGGCCCCATGTCGATGTTTTTTGACTCGACAGCGGTTTGTTTAATAGCATCTGCTTTACCTTGCTCGTAAAAATGCTTAACAATTTTGTCAATATTTTTACCTGCATATAAAGCTTTGTGATAACCTTTAGTGTTACTCATCATATCATTTTCATCTAAGAACTCTCTTATAAAATTTGATATATCACTTTGGTTTTCTTTAACATTAACAGCATCATTAACATTATACCTATATGTCTTTTCACCTACNTTGAAATCAAAACCTTTGAAATCGTTGCTAAAAAGATTATCTGTAGTTTGTTTAAAATGATTAATCTGTTTTTGTTGAACTTCACTGGTAGCAGTTTGTTCTTTGTTGTACTTATTGTAAAATTCGATTGCTTCTTGTTGTTCGCCGGTCAACTTAGAACCCAACTTGACTTCCTTGTAATACTGATCCTTTAGACTAGTAAGATGTTTTCTTGCTTTTACAATTTCTTCTTTGAAAGCCAATTTTTTCTTTTTAATATCTCTTGGCTCATCAATTTCCTCATCAAATGAATAATTATCTTCTAACAAAAAGTTAATTTCTTCGTTGTTTAAATGAGGTTTAGTGTTTTTGTAATACTCTTTAATTAGAGCATTGTCATCTATTGTTGAATAATCTGCATTTAATCTAGAGTAGTCTTCTAAACTACCACCAGTGTCTTGCATGAATTTAACAAGATCCCCTAGCCCTTCAGGTATTTCTACTTGAGGAGCTACAGGTACTTCTTGTTTTTGCTCAACAATTTGTTCTGTTTTAGTTTCTTCAACTTCAACAGATGTTTCTTTTATTTCTTCTAGAGTTTGTTGCTCTATTACTTCTTCATTTTCTTTTTCTTCGATTTTTTCTTTTTCTTCACTTTTGCTTTCATTGCTTTCTTTGGATACGGCATCTTGATTTTGTTTTTGAAATTCGTTTAACTTTGATAAATCTAACTTAATAGTTCCATCTTCTTTTACTTCTTTGTAAGAAATTTCTTCCTTAACTGGTTGAGCTTCTACGACCGGAGTCTCTTGATTGTCAACCTCTTGAATTACTTGTTCTTCTTGTGACATAATATAATATAATTAAATAATTAATAATTAACGCGGATCAAACTGTTCTAGTCCAAAACCATCTAAGTTATCCATACCTGCGGATTCAAAACTTTTAGGTGCAGCGTTGTTTTTTCTTTGCGAGATAAGCTCACTTTGTTGTGATGCTTGTATTTTTGTTCTTTTGTCTTTACGATCTTCTTTAAATTTGTCCTTGCTATTAACTTGTTCTAATTCTTTTTCTTTTAACTGCATGTTTAATTCAAACTCGTACTGCATTAATTCTTTTTTAATAGCAGCTTCTCTTTCCATTTTTTGTATATCAAACTGAGATTTAGACTGTAATATCTGTACTTCTGTTTGTGCTAAAGCTTGTTGCTTTTGCATTTCAGCTTCTGTAGCCTGTTGAGCAGCTTGAGCGTTAGCCTGTGACTGAGCTTGTATATTTTGTTGTTGCAACTCTTGATCTTTAGCTTGCTTTTGCTTTCTACGTATTTTAAGTAATTGATTAGCTAATTTAATGTTTCTAACTTCTCTAATGTCAATAGCGTCTTCAAGAAAAACTTGACCACTTTGTAGCGCTATTTGAATATTATTTTCTAACTTTTGTTTTTCTTCTTCGTCAGGAGCTAGCTCTAAAAATATACCAAAGTCGTGCAAATGTAAATTAGAAATTTCCTCTAAAGTAGCTACGTTAAACTTACCTAATGTTTTTACAAAAGATTCTTTTGTTGGCGAAAATTCTAATACATCTGAAACCCTCATAGCAATACACTCCGCCATCGTTAGCGTTAAATATAAGCTTGATTGCAACAAGTGTCTAGTAGCTGTATTTGAATTAGCAGCCGCCATTTTTTGTAAACCTACTAAAGCGTTAGAGTCTGGCATAGCGCCATCTCTTGCTTCGTTTAAACCTGTAACATCACGCATCATTTGAAGGTAATAGTTATACGTTTGTATTAATGATGCTATTTTATTATTACCACCATTTGAGTTTAGTTCAGTTATTGGTAAACGACCTCTGTTCATATCGCCATCTTGTGTCATTGATCTACCTATTACAGACCCAGTTTGAAAATACATGTTTAGTGCTTCTTGTGGATTATAATTTGTACCGTTACCTAAATCTATTTCTGCTAAAGCATCAGCGTCTAAGTAAACACCATCTGGCACTACTTTAGCTAACACTTGTTGTAGCTTTAAATGAGTCAATTGAATCATATCAGCGAAACCTGTAATCCTACTTACTAAAGACTCTATTCTACCTTCGTACATTCTTGGCGCACATATTGCGTAGCTCATGCTTGCTTTTGTAGTATCAGCTTTAGGTCGCATCATATTTTTTTTAAGCTCCCAATATAATATATCATCACCACTACCTAATATTTTAGTACCACAATATATAACTTCAATAACTCTATCTACTTTTTCAAAACTTTCATTTTCTGGCGGATTAAATGAATCATTTTTTTCTATAGCTTTATAACCACCGCTAGATGTTTTTTTGATTTTATAAACTTGGTTCATGTAGGTTTTATATTCAAAATATAAAACACTTATAGAGTTTTGATCTTGTGACTTGTTGTTATAGCTACCTGTTTGTTGATACCCACTAGAGTATGAGTTGTATTTTTTTAACTCTTCGTCAGTTAGTTGTGGAAACTCTTTTTTAAGATCATTTAAATAAACATCTTTTACTTCACCAACGTAATATATATCATCAAAATAAGGCGACTCAGTAGAGGAATAAACTAAGTTAGCTGGGTCTACGTACTCAACCTTTATACCTTCTGACTTATTAAAAGTGCTTTTTACAGCGCCAATACCTAAAATCATTAAATCACTATTTAGCCTTCTTGAAATTAAATCATACTTGTTTTTATCAAAAACACTATTAATAGCTTCTTCTTCTGCTATTTCAATTGATTGTTTATAATCAAGCTGCATATGTAGCTCTAGCTCTTGAGAGGTTTCAGGCAACTTAGATTGATCTGTCTTGTACATGTCTATACCTAGGTTGTTGGCAACATTATCGTTAAAGTTTTTAGCAACCATATCGTCTGCTATGTTTTTAACGTAATCTGTTCTTTCTTGTATAGAGGCAGGATCTTGTGAATAAGCTTTTATATCATAAGATCTATCTGCCATACCGTTGACTACTATATCTACAAACTTAGGTATAATAGGTACTGGTTTCCAGTCTAAGTTTAAATATGATAAATCACCATTAATAGATAGCTCATCTTTATATTTTCTTACAGATTGTTCTCCCCTAGCATATAGTCTTAAAGTGTGAAATGATTCAGTAGAAGTGTTATATCTAGTTGAACTTCCAGATCCGCCAAACCACTCATGTTCTATGGCTCTACCTATTTTAGAACCATACTCCATACTCATTTTCTCTACATCACTTACTGCTTGTGAAGGGAAAGAACCTTTAATACCGTTATTAATCATGTGTTTATATTATTTGAGATCTTAGTCCTTTGTTGTTATATCTTTTTATACCAAGATTTATATTTTTTGTTTCTCTTTGTTTAACTGGCTTGTATAAATTTCTGTTACATGCCATGATAGCTAAACCAGAGGAAATAGAAGCATCAAACTTAGTTCTATTATTAATATCAAATTTTGCCCAGTCTTCTAATGTTCTTTGGAAATACATATCTCCATAACTATCATTTTTTATTCCTACGTAGTTTTCTATATAAGACTCAATTGCAGCTGCGTGAGCTTGTTTAATGTCTTCGCTAGAGTTAGGTATACCACCTATTTCTTTTTCTGTTACAGATAGTTTGCTATAAATTTTATCTGGCCTGTTCATAGAATACGCTCTATAACCTCTTCTTTTTAAGTAATACAAAAGTCTTGGTTTATTATTTTCACATAGTATTGGCATACCATAAAAAATTAACGCCATTAAAACATCTTCAAAAAATATTTCAGCAGTTTGTGGCCTTGCAACGTATTCTAAAAAAATTCTGTTTGCTGGTACATTTTCCATAGAAAACTTAGTAACACCATGTAAAGCTCCGTTAGAACCTAACCTATCTACTGTGCCTGATATATCATAACTATCACAACCAAAAGCACCAACGTGTTCGTTTCCTGGATGTTTCATACCATTTTTAATTAGCTGCCTATTTTGCAAACCTAACTCAGGTATCCAGCTTATTTTAAATCTGCCATTTTTATTTGGCATAAACTCAACGTCACTATCTTTAATACCATTTTTCCATTGAAAACTACCTTGTGTTACTTTTGCAGACATTTTAGTATCTTCGTTGTAGTCTATTTGTTCGTATATTTTTGTAAGGTTAAACAAAGACTCTTTAGTTTCATCTCTAAAAGCATGCTTCTCTGTTCGAGGAAACTGTCTATAAAATTCATTTAAACCGTCTTGATCTTGTTTTAAACCTTCAACTTCATTATCCCAATAATTTATTACACCTATTTTAATAGGGTATCCATCAGGCCCTTTTTTCGGTTTGTTTGGCGTATCGAATACAGGTAGTCCATACATATCAATGTATCCTTCGTAGTTCCATTCCATAGGTATAAACAAAGAATAGAGTCCTGAGCGAGTCTGTCCGTTGCGGTTTCTTTGTGTAATATCTGAGTCATAATATAAATCTTTAAAATTATCACCACCTTTATCTAAAGCGTTTGAAGTTGATCCCATCATACACTTACCAATAATTCTTGATCCTAACCTAAGAGTTGTTTTTGTTACTCTCCAGTTATTTAAAATGTTGTTAGGTCTTTCCCATTTACCAGACTCATCGTGAACAAGAAGCTTGAGTTTTTCACCATCATAAGCGTTATCACCTGTGTTTTTCCAATCAATAGTAGTATCTAGACCAGTAAGAGCTTCGCTAGCTTCTGTAGTTCTAAGTATTGATTTTCTAGTAAGTTTAGAAGCAGGAACTCTATACGCTAGTTCGGTTTTAGGACGATCCATACCGTCTTGTATTGGTTTAAAAAAGAAAGGATAATTGACTGATATAGGCACTACTTTGTCTGTAAACATTTTTTTAGCATCTGCACCAGATTTAGATAATATACCAAAACGTGAATCAGTTGATATTGTTGCCATATCTACACATACCCCAGAAGCCATAAAAGAAAATCCAGAACGTCTGTTTTTAAGATAAGACATACCGTAACATCTTGAGTCTGCTAAACAAGCTGACCAAAATATAAAAAATAATCTATTAGCTTCTCTAAAATCTGGTTTTCCAATATCTATCTTAGTCCATTGTAAATACATATAATGATGTCCAGTTATATAAGTAGCAACTCCTTTGTTATAAAACCAAAAACCTTGCTCTCTGTATTTAAACTTTTCGTCAATATAATCGTACCATTTTTCTTTAAACTCATCAGGATATTCTTTCCAATCAAAAACAGTTTTAATTAATGATAACTCTTTAGGATATTCAGAACACTCCCAATACTGTTCTTCTTTTTTGTTTGATCTTTTATATGCTTTTTCACATAAAGGTAAAGCTATTTTTAGGTTTTGTATTTCATATATTTCACCTATTTTACCTGTAGTGCTAATAACTACAACATCGTGTTCTTCATTGTATCCATACTGCCACTTGCTGTATCTATTCATGCGATCTATAACTTTTTGTTTTATGTGATCGTCTAATATTTTATATAAAGTTTGCTGATAAGCCATTACTTAGATCTTCTTTCAGCAAATCCTTTAAAGCTAGTTTCTTTTTTAACTTCTTTAGGTTTATCATTTAACATATCTTCTTCTTCTTCAATACGTTTAAGTATTTCAAAAGCATCAAATATAGCTAACTTTTTAGTAGCAGCAGCATTTTTAAGTCTGTCTGCAGAAATGTCGTCATCTGAATCTACTATAGGTTCTTTTGCAACCTTAATAAGTTCGTCCACAGCCACTTGCCCAGCTTGGATTATATTCAACTTCGTTTCCTTTATTTTCATATTTGATTGTAATATCTTGAGTTTTCATACGGTATAATCTATTGTTATCGATTATAAACTCGTATTCACTACTTGGGCTGAACCCTACTAGGCTCCCCTCGTTTATTTCTAGCGCATCTAAGGAACTATTACCGTACTTTAGTATTCCAATAAGTTTTTGTTCTTTTTCTTCACTTATAATAGACTTTATTTTTTCAACTATAGGTTTTACAAAACAATAATTAAGTGGCGCTTGCCATTTGTTGTTGTGTTTAAATAAAAATATTTGATCTTCGTAGCAAAAATATAAATCTTCTTTAAAATATGAAGAGCTATTTTTTTCTCTACCTTTTACATCATGAAATCTTCTAAATACATTATGATGTATTATAACCTCATCTCCTACTTGTATGTTTGTTTTACCTACTAAAGGTATTGATTTAACTATACCTATTCTGTTAACAAACTTATGATCGTCCATTGCTGTGTTTAATATAAGTTTTTTATCACCTACAGAAACTTCATTACTGTACCTACCATTTTTAGGTTGTACTATAAAACTAAATAAACTTTGCATTAGTATTCTAAATTATATTCAATTGAAATTGCCATGTTAGAATTAAACTTCTTCCAAGGTATTGTTTCGTTATTTTTTTCAATATATATATTGTAAGAATCATCTTTTTCATCTTTCAATATATTAGAAATACAATGACCTCCGTAGACCTGTTGGCCTACAGAGTAATGCATTGCTTCATTTTTATAGTCAGTTCCTATGCTTATTTTTCTAATTAACTTAGCCATAGGAAATTCTATTTATTTTTCTTCTTTTACTTCTTCTTTATCTTCTTCTTCTAACACTACTTCTTCATAAGTACCGTCTTCTAAGTTGATATTAATTTTGCCATATTTTTCTTCAAGTTCTTCGGCAGTTTGTTTTGCGCTTTCAGCAACGTTTGTTAAAGCGTTCATTAAGTCAAATTTTTGCGCTTCAATTGCTCCAACGTCGTGTAGTATTCTTACTCTTACGCTTTGTTGTGCTTGAATTTTTTCTAATTGTTCCGGTGTAATTTTTAATTCTTTACTCATAATTTTGGTTTTTTGTTTGATTAAATTTTATTTTATTAATTGTTAATTTTAAGGTTTATTTTTTTGATATTGATTTAAACTTTTCAGCTCCTCGAGAGCCAAAATAAGCTACGTAAACAGTAATTAAAAGAGATTTTAATAAATCTATCCAACCACCATCTATGCCAAAGCTAATGTCTAAACCATCTAAAAGTATAAATCCAACAAGAGATACTGTTAAAAATATTAAAGCAAGCGGCCGTGTGTTTTTACTTAACCACGAATCGCTTTTCATATCGCTGTCCCAACGTTT